TTGGGTAGTTTGGCCGGTGGGTACTTCCCAAAAGACCACGGACCAAAAGACCAAATAACCAAAAACGACTGAAAGGAGTTTTACCCAAATGGCAACAGCACAATTTGTTCACGATGGCAATTCGATTGACTACACGCCTGGTTCTGCGGTTACCGCCGGTGACGTGGTGGTTCAGGGCGAGTTGGTGGGCGTAGCTAAGTTGGATATCGAGGCCAACGCGCTCGGGGCCCTGGCGGTAACGGGGGTGTTTGATTTTCCCAAGGCCACCGGTGCCGGCAGCGCCATTGCGGCGGGTGCGAATGTCTATTGGGATGTGGCCGATACCGAGGCCAGGGAAGATAGCGAATCCGGGTCCAACAAGCTGATCGGTAAGACCATCAAAGCCGCCGGCGATGATGATACCACGGTACGGGTCCGGCTGTCGCAATAGGCGTCAGGCCTCAGGTATCAGGGATGAAATGTTTGTAAATTTTCTTTTCCTGAACCCTGAGGCCCGAAGCCCGAAGCCTGAAGCCTGTAAAAGCGGAGCTTTTGCGATGGATTTGTTGCAGACAGGTTCCAACTGGCTGGAGGAGATGCGAACCGCCCACGCCGCCCAGTCGGTTACTTACAGTCGCGGCGTTGAGCAGGTCATCCTTAACGTCACTCTCGGCAAAACCACCTACGAAGTGGATGATGGATACGGCGCGCGGGTGCAGGCGGAGGTGATAGATTTCTTGCTCCTGGCAGAAGAGTTGGTCCTGAACGGCCAAAAGGTCCTGCCGGAGGCGGGCGATCAGATTCGCATAACCAGAGGTGCAGATGTAGTAGTGTTCGAGGTGATGGCCTTGGCGGGCCAGGGCCATTATCGCTTTAGCGATTCGTTTGGTAAGACGCTGCGGATTCACACGAAGTTAGTCTCTAGCTTTTAGCTGTTAGCTTCTAGCCTTAGAGGTATCGCTGCGCGACTTTGATTAAAAAGCTGATAGCTACGAACTTCAGGTAACGGATAAAAACAATGTGTCCCAATGAACAATACGATCGGGTTTGTCGGGATGAGTTCGCCGAGATCAAGGCCAAGCTGGACCGACTGGACGAGGCGATTCGCGGTAACGGTGAATTGGGTCTGAAGGTTCGTCTCGACCGGTTGGAACAGGCCGAGGCGATACGCAGCAAGCTGCTGTGGTTGATCACGGCCTCGGCGGTAACGGTGGCAATCAGCATGGTCTGGCACGTGGTTTTACAGGTAACTAAAGGAATATGATGGCAACGAGCGTTGATATTGCCGACGCGGTAGTGACGGAGCTGAATGCGGGTACATTCGGTTTGCCGTTTACCGCCCAGCGGCGTTTATTGCCGGAGTATAAACTGCAGGAGATGGAAGAGTTGCGGGTGACCGTGGTTCCCCAGGCGGTGGAAATATCTCTGGCGCATCGCTCGGCTTGTCAAAACGATATTCAAATCGACATTGGCGTACAAAAGAAGATTACCGCCGACCTCGATACCGAGGCGGCCCAGTTGATAGTGCTGGTCGAGGAGATTATCGACTACCTGCGGCTGCGAAGACTGACCGATGTGCCGCAGGTCCTCTGGATCAGAACGCGGAACGAGCCGATCTATGCCCGCGAACACCTGGCCCAGCAGCGGCTCTTTACCAGCGTGCTGACGGTCACCTATCGGCTGGTGAGGTAAGTAATGATGAATAACATTATCGCCAGAAAGATTGCCGTAACAGACAGCTATGCAGCCCTTTCTGCCGGTGAGGAGGTGGCTACGATAACGCTGTCAGCCTTACCGAGCAACGCAGCGGAGGTTTATCTCAAAGGTGATACCGGTGATGATGTCCCGCTAATACCGGGCGAGTGGCATACCTTAAAGAGTGTCAAACTCGGTGAGATCGAGATTAGAGGCACCATAGGTGATTATGTTACGATTGTAGGGGGGACCTGGTAATGCCTTACAGAAGCGATACCGGCTCTAGTTCCCCGGCGGGTAGTAATACCCAGCTGCAGTTCAACAATGGCGGTTCTTTTGGGGCCTCGGACAAGCTGACATTTAATGAGAGTTCTGGAGCTTTGAACCTGACCGGATCGTTGGCGATAACGCGCAGTGATGCGGATTATGCTCCGCTGGCAATCACCCAATCCAATTCGTCGGGTCCGGCATTGACTTTTAATACTACCAGCGGTTCCGAAAAAACCTTTGACACCGACGGTGCCGGAGCAAGTGTTAAACCCGTCGCCGGACCGGATATGGGTACGTGGACTCATATAGGAATGCTGAAAACAAGGTTTGGGGGGAAAACTTATTATCTTCCTGCTTACAGGAAAGATCATTAGGAGCAGCTGCGATGTCATACATAAGATTTGGCAAAGTGATAGCGGAAGCGTTACATGCTACCGGGGTTCTCCAAGACAAGACCTTCGTCGATGTGGGGTGTGAATCGGGAGTGGTTCTAAAGACGCTCAAGGATAAAGGCGTTACGGTAAAGGGGATCGAAACTTTCGAGCATCTTGTCAAGAGCTGTCTCGATAAAGGACTCGAAGTAGTCCATGCCAATGCGGCCCAGGAGAATGCGGAGATTCCCCCAGGGGATGTTTACTTGATCAATGTGGTGGACCCGGTCTGGGTATCAGACGTTCTTCGGAAAATACCCGTAGGCAAGCAGGTTGTTTTTGGGCAGTTTCCCAAAGGTTCACAGATGGCTAAGTTTGTAGAGGCCCAGGTAAAACTGCGGCCCAGCAAAACCACGCGTAAGATCCTGGAATTACCTGAAGGTCTGGAAGTCCTGACGATTATCCAGAGGTAGTCCCATGGCAGAGATTGATTTAACGACAGCCAAGGCCCAGCGGGATTACCTGGCAGCTCGGTTAGCGACGGCCCGGCCTGATGATAATTTGAGTAAGGCCGTCAGTTTGATTGATGAGCTGCTGGCGGATCGAGGTCGACTTACCAAAGAACTCTATCACCTGCGGCAAGAGGCGAAAATCGTTCACGCCAGAACAATGGGAGCAAGCGTATGATCGTGCGGCCACAGAAAATTCTTGCAGATGGACGTCAGGCCTTGGCAACGCTCAAGCAGGGATGTGATCGGGCGTTGATGACACGGGCGGATCATACCGTGGTGGATAATTGTGTCGCTAAGATAAACGAACTGATCGCCGTACTGGAAGATAACGGCCGTGAGGTTACGGAATGATGCGGCTGGTATGTAAACGGATGTTTTTCGATAAGTCGACGGTCGCTCGAGCGGTGGACCGGACGACACGACGGGTGCTGAGCAGATTCGGCGCGTTTGTACGCACCACCGCCCGGCAGAGTATTCGCAGACGCAAGAAGCCATCACCACCGGGTAAACCGCCCAGCAGCCATACGGGTCTGCTGAAGAAGTTCATCTTCTTCGGTTACGAGCGTGATAAGAAATCGGTGGTCATCGGTCCGGCGGCCTTGAATCAGAAGAATACCGGCGCTCCGGAAGTGCTGGAATACGGCGGTACAGCGGTAATCGAATCAAGGTGGGACAAACATAAGCGCCGCGCAAGAGTGGCCGCCCGGCCTTTCATGGGACCGGCCTTTGCCAAGGAAAAGAGTACGCTGCCTTCCTTGTGGAAGGACAGCGTCAGGCTTTTGGTCTTTTGGTCTGTGGTCTTTTGGGTCTCAAAGAGCGTATCAGCGAGCCCAGAACTTTACATGTCCTGGTGCAATGTGCCTGGAGAGGTTGATACTTCTGTTGGGGTATATAACCCAGGCGAAAAGCTAGAGACAACTGGTAATCAACTTCACGAAGAGACCCGAAAGCAATGTCCAGGAAGTGCAGGAAATCAGCTTCTGTGTTTCTTGCGCAACCTTCGACGATATTGGAAACCACGGATATGCAACCTCGACGCAGCTGATTGGTTAAGCAGAATTGCTCGTCGCGGGGAAATGAACGCGTCACTTCGTACACCTGGAGCGCGAGTTGATCTGCCAGCTCAAAGGCATCTAATTTTGTATGATCACGCATGCCGGGAATATATGCCGGCTTTTGCCGACCGTCAAGATTTTTCCATAACCCATAGACCAATAGACCACAGACCAATGGACCAGGCAAGCGACTGAAAGGAGCGCAGCAACGATGGCTGACTTTATTTTGGGTATGAACGCGAAGATTTATCAGGGTGCGGCTGACACGCCGCTGTCGAGCCTGACGGAGATGAGCAACGTCCGCGATGTGACTTTGAACCTGGAGGCGGGCGAAGCGGATGTCACTACCCGAGCCAACAGTGGCTGGCGGGCGACGGCCCCGACCCTGCGCGAGTGCAGCTGCGAGTTCGAGATGGTCTGGAAAAACGGCGACGCCGGTTTCGAGGCGGTCCGGGACGCCTTCTTGAACGCCTCCGAGATCGCCCTGGCGGTATTGACCGACGACAAGGAGACTACCGGTGCCGAAGGGCCGCGGGGCAACTGGTCCATCACCAACTTCAGCCGCAACGAGGCGCTGGAAGAGGCGATTGTCGTCAGCGTAACGGCCAAACTGGCCAAGTTCGATGAATGGGTGGAAGTGGCCTGACGGCCACTTGGACCTTTGGTCTGTGGCTGTTTGGTCTATGGCAAATGCCCAAAAGACCAATGGACAACAGACCAACAGACGAAGCGACCGAAGGGAACAAAACATGAAGACCTTTACTGATAGTGCCGGACGCAGTTGGACCATCGCGCTCAACATCGACGCTGCCAAGCGGGTGCGGGATCTTTTAGGCGTAAATCTGCTGGAACCGGAAAAGGGCGACCCACCTCTGCTGATGCGGATAGGAACCGATGAGATCCTGCTGTGTGATTGTATCTACTGTTTATGCAAACCCCAGGCGGACCAGCAGAACGTTACGGACGAACAATTCGGCGCGGCTTTGGGCGGTGAAGCGATCCTGGCGGCGCAGACGGCGTTTTACGAGGAGCTGATCGATTTTTTCCGGCAGCGCGGCCGGAGCGATCGCGCCCGCGCCGTGCAGACCCAGATGGAGATGATCAACCTGGCGATCCAGAAGGTCCAGACCAACATCGAACAGTTCGATATCGCGGGCGAGATGGACCGGGCCTTCACCGAATCGAGCGAGGTTCCCAGATCGATCTCTGGCAGGCCATCTACCAGCTCGCCGGGACCGTCGGCGTCGAGCCCGGACCGTTGACTTTACGGGAGCTGCTGTGGATGGCAGAAGGCAGGGGCCGGGATAACTGGGCGCATAGCTCGGTACTGCTGGCCCTGATCGTCAACGTCAACCGCGACCCGAAAAAGACACGAGCGTTCAAGCCGGCGGACTTCGACCCTTACGCGGATAAATACTCTAAACGTGGCGTGGTGGTTAACAAGGACAATATTTCAGTTTTACGAAACGCATTTGTTGGAGGTGCACAGAAATGAGAGTGGATGTATTGCATCGGATGTTCCAATGGCTGGATCACAATCGCTGGCTGGTAATTTCACTGGTAATTTTTGCGGTGGTCCTGGGCGGTGCGGTCTCGGTGGTAGGTTGCAAATCAACTACAGCGGGTCTGATCGAAGGAGTTGACGGTGCACCACCGGCCCAGGTTGACCGGACCGAGTTTAACCGCCAGGCAGCTACCGTGGAAAAGGACCTGGCTATTAGAAGGGTGGAACTGGATGGCCAGGTCGCTGTTTTCAACGAGGAAGTCGCGGCCTTTAACCACCGGGTGGAATCCGGGCTTGAGGACCTGGACGAACAGGATGAGTTTCGCAGCGAGA